TAAAAAATCTTTTGTCGGAGTTCAATTTGCGTGGGATTATAAAAAACCACAACTTTCTTTAGGAAATGTTAGTACGCTAATTGAAACTACTTTAGCTAAAAAATCTGGGTGTATTTATTATTATATGATGGGTGGTTACGAAGAATGCTGTATTTATAAAAGTGAATTGAATGGATTTGAGTGGTGGACAGGCAAAGAATGGTCGAAAGATAAAAAATTATATCAAGATTTATGCAGAAGAGATTCTGCGATAGAGATTAAAAATGCCAATTGTGATATATGAACCAAGACAAGAATTAGAAGTAGAAACTCCAAAAGGTAGGGGAAGAATTTGGTTAGTTACTGAATATGGCACTGAAATAGAGAAAGTATTTACTGTTATTCTTAATAATGGATTAATATGGGAATTTACTAATAAGGATGTTGTTGCAACAAAGAATATTACAATGGGGCGATACAATGCTGAACCTTTACCAACAAGTTGAGAAATTCTTTAGCAAATCAACAGTAGTTATTGTTGATATAGATAACACTATTATTCGTAATGGTATATATCCAATTAAAAAAATGATTGATTATGTTAATGAATTAGCAAAAACAAATAAAATTTATATAGTTACAGGAAGACCAGAATCAGATAGATCAGAAACAACAAAAGTTTTAAAAAAATCAGGAATTAAATATAATAGACTAATGATGAATAATATTGGAAACAATAAAGAACAACAATTAGAATCAAAAAAGAAACACGCAGAAAGCATTAAGGACAAAGTTATATTAGCAATAGATGACAATCCAAAAGCAAGAAATGTATATAAGCAATTAGGAATAAAAACAAAAAGTCCTAAAAAATGAAATTTGTTACAAAAGAAGATTATGATAAAAAATGTAAAGAAGACAAATATTTTGTTAAAAGATGGAATTATTATAAAGAAGTAATAGAAATTGCAAAAAATTTAAATCCACTGTCTATTTTAGAATTAGGATGTTCATATTTTCCGTTGTGTTTAAATTCCGTAAGAATAGAAAAACAACATAACAAACATATAAATTATGTATTTGATTGTACAATTACACCTTGGACATTCAATCATAAGTTTGATTTAGCTATATGCTTACAAGCATTTGAACATTTTGAAGGAAGACAAAAAAATGTATTTAATGAACTTAAAAAAATAGTTAATAAACTCATAGTATCAGTTCCATACAAGTGGAATAGACCAAATGATTGTCATCATAATATAAGTGAGGAAACTTTATTTGAATGGTTTGAAGAAATACCAATATTAGAAAAAATAGCTATTGACTCTAATACAAAAAGATTAATATGTCTTTATGATTTCACTAAATAATATTACTTTGTGTGCTGTTGATTGCTTAAATCATAAAAAAGCAATTTCTGCCATGTTATATAGTATGCAAAGTATAAATTTTAAAAGATGTATATTTATATCTGATAAAAATGAACTAAAAACAGACAGAATAGAATTCATACAAGTAAAAAAAATAAATAGCAAGGAAGAATATAGTGCTTTTATTTTGCGTGATTTAGTGAAATATATAAATACAGAATATGTTTTATTAATTCAATATGATGGATTTGTAATTAATCCAGATTCTTGGTCAGAAAAATTTTTACAGTATGATTATATTGGTGCTCCTTGGAAAAATCATGATCATGTAAATAAAGTTGGCAATGGCGGTTTTAGTCTAAGGTCAAAAAAATTAATGGAACATATATCAAATAAATATCAAAATAAACCAATCATATTTAATGAAGATTTAGAAATATGTTATCACTCTTATGATGAATTAATAAAAAACGAGTTTAAATTTCCAGATTTAAGAACGGCTTTTGAATTTTCAATAGAACATAAAACAGAAGAATATAATGAAAAACCATTTGGCTTTCATGGATTTCCTTTTACAAAAATAGGTATGGAATCAAAGATAAAAATCTTAGATTGGAGCAAAAATGAAGGTTTATACTAAAACTGGAGATGATGGAACAACTCTTTTGCCAAAAGTTGGGCGTGTTCCAAAAACCGATCCACATATTCAACTTCTTGGAAGCGTGGATGAGCCTAA